GCCCACGAAGTTTACCTCGCATAAAGGAAGCGCGCGGATAGCATACATTGTCAACTTTGTCAACCCACTACACCCGTATAGCCCCGTTTATAAAGTAGGTTCACTCAGCTACGCTATACACTGAGCGGCGCACAAATAACTGGATACAATATTGAGATTTGCTGTTTTGCGGAGACCCCCCCCTTCACTTAACTTTCGCCTAAAGCGAAAAATTTTTATAAAAAATTTAATGAAATCAAGACATTGTGTCACGAAGCCAACGAAGTTAATCTAGAAAAACGAGGTTCATTATCTAGAAATACGTGTCTCCCGCAAAACTCTGTCAACTTCGTGACTATAAACACTTGATTTCTTAGTAAACTTCGTTATAATCCGGCTATCGCAAATTAGATTGCGCAAAATAGGTGGCTTGAATGTCCATAAAAGTAATACCCGATCCAGCAAGGCCGTTGCCAGACGACTTTGAATCAGAAGAACCCACAACCTTTGCCGAAAGAGTCAAGGTTGCAGCTGCGACCGCCAAGATGTTACTAGAGGCGGGAGCTGAAATCCCCGTATCCACCAAAGAAAAGAAGGAAGCAGAGGAAGTTTTCAAGGCTTTCACTGATCCCGAGCAGAAAAATCCGCCTTCACAGGTTGCGAATAAGTATTTGAACACCCCCGCTACGGTTCAGCACCTGTATATGATGCTGTCTGACTACGATCACCAAGTTGTCCAAGAGGCTGTGCAGCTTCGACGTTACGTAACCAACAAATTAATCGAGGATACTGGCCTATCTGACCCACGGCATAGACTTCGTGCACTAGAATTGCTGGGGAAAATCTCGGATGTGGGTCTATTTAGTGACAAAACTGAGATTACAGTGAAGAATGTGACCGCCGAAGACCTAGAAGCGCAGATTAAGTCGAAACTATTCAAGATTTTGGGCAACAACCAACCTGTGAAGGATGTGTTTGAGGGTGAGATTATCGATATGACCCCCGAAGACATGGAGGACGACTCCTAGATGGCACAGATTAGCGGGATAAAAGACGAAGATCTAGATAAAGCGCTGTCGCAAATCAATGTGCTGCCTGTGGATGAGCAAAAAGAGCTGCTCACGATGTTGGAGCAGTTAGAAGGGATGCAGAATGTCACGACCAGACAGAATACGTTCCTGGAATTCATTGACCACGTGTACCCAGGGTACAAAGTTGGCGAACATCACAAGAGACTAGCGCAGATCTTCGAGGACATAGCCAACGGGAAGAAGAAGCGAGTCATCGTGAACATTGCCCCGCGTCATGGGAAGAGTGAGTTGATCTCATACCTAGCCCCAGCTTGGTTCTTGGGGAAGTATCCACATAAAAAGATTATCATGGCGTCACACACGGCGGACTTGGCGGTCAACTTTGGTCGTAGGGTGCGTAACTTGGTGGGCTCAGAAGCTTACAGGGACATATTCCCGGAAGTAGAACTGCAGGCGGATAGTAAGTCTGCGTCACGATGGGGAACGAACTATAATGGTGAATACTTTGCTATTGGTGTGGGGGGCGCTCTGGCTGGTCGAGGTGCCGATTTGTTTATTATTGATGATCCTCACTCAGAACAAGATGCGAAGTTGGGAAGAGCGGATGTGTTTAAGCCTGCTTGGGAGTGGTTCCAGTCTGGCCCTATACAACGACTTATGCCGGGCGGTGCGATTATCGTTGTGATGACGCGTTGGTCTAAGCTTGACTTGACTGGTGAGATTATCAACCAGATGGTGAAGCAAGAAGGCGTAGATGAATGGGAAGTTGTAGAATTTCCTGCTATTATAGAAGATAAAGACGGTAATGAAAAGTCATTATGGCCAGAGTTTTGGCCGCTAGAAGAGCTCAGGGCGAAGAAAGCCGCGCTAGACGTGAGGTATTGGAACGCTCAGTACCTGCAGAACCCTACGTCAGAAGAGGGTGCGCTTATAAAGCGCGAGTGGTGGCAGATATGGGAGAAGGATAGACCGCCAGAGTGTGAGTTTACCATAATGAGCCTGGATGCGGCTCAAGAGAAGAATAACCGTGCCGACTATAACGCCTTGACAGTGTGGGGTGTATTTTTTAACGAAGAAACGAATAATTACAATATAATACTATTAAATAGTATTAAAGAACGTTTGGAGTTCCCTGAACTTAAAGAACTTGCGTTACGCGAGTACAAAGACTGGGAGCCAGATGCATTTATAGTAGAGAAGAAATCTAACGGGGCCGCATTGTATCAAGAATTGCGCAGGATGGGCATTCCCGTTGGAGAATTTACGCCGGGTAAAGGGCAAGATAAGATTGCTCGCGTGAATTCTGTATCCGATCTATTTAGAAGTGGCATTGTATGGGCTCCAGACAAACGTTGGGCTAGAGAGGTTATGGAAGAATGTAATGACTTCCCTAGTGGCGCGAACGATGACTTAGTCGACTCAACAACAATGGCATTGATGAGGTTCCGTCAAGGTGGGTTTATTAGACTGCCTAATGACGAGGAAGACGAAATAAGAGAGTTCAGAAGTTACAACCAAAAAAGATTATATGCAATATAAAGGATAAATTATGGCAGGCGATATAGACAAAGGGCTGTACACAGCCCCCCAGGGGTTAGAAGATTTGGCAGATGCGATGCCAGAGCCGGATATTGAGATTGAAATAGAGAACCCAGACAGCGTAGAGATTACTGCAGGTGGCATGACTATTGAGATAGAGCCAGAGAGCGAGTATGACGATGAGTTCAATACCAACTTAGCTGAAGTAATGAACGAAGGTGACTTAGCACAGCTGTCAGGTGACTTGCTTGGTGACTATATGACTGACGTTGACTCCCGTAAAGACTGGCTAAACACCTACGTTGACGGCATTGAGCTATTGGGAATGAAAATAGAAGACCGTACCGAGCCGTGGCCAGGTGCATGTAGTGTCTACCACCCAATTCTATCAGAAGCGTTAGTTAAGTTTCAAGCAGAAACGATGATGGAGACGTTCCCAGCAGCGGGTCCAGTAAAAACACAGATTATCGGTAAGCAAACCCCTGACAAAGAAGAAGCGTCAGAGCGCGTACGCGACGATATGAACTACCAATTAACCGAAGCAATGCCAGAGTACCGCCCTGAGCACGAACGCATGCTGTGGGGCCTAGGATTAAGCGGTAACGCCTTTAAAAAGATATATTATGACCCATCACTAGAGCGTCAAGTATCTATATTTGTACCGGCAGAAGACATTGTTGTGCCTTACGGTGCATCAAGCCTACAAACAGCGCCGCGTGTTACGCACGTTATGCGTAAGACAGAGAATGAACTACGCCGCCTACAAGTGGCTGGGTTCTATCGTGACATTGACTTAGGTGAGCCATCACACGAGATTGAAGAAGTTGAGAAGAAGATTGCGGAGAAGATGGGCTTCAACGCCACAATGGACGACCGCTACAAGCTTCTTGAGATGCACGTTGACTTGGACTTGCCAGGTTATGAAGATGTAGATGACGATGGCGAGCCTACAGGCATAGCCCTACCGTATGTGGTTACACTAGAGCGCAGCACAGGTGACATCCTAGCTATCCGCCGTAACTGGAACCCAGACGACAAGACTAAACAAAAACGTCAACACTTCGTACATTATAGCTACATTCCAGGTTTTGGCTTCTATGCGTTCGGTTTAATCCACTTAATCGGTGCGTCAGCTAAGTCAGGTACTATGTTGCTACGTCAATTGGTGGATGCTGGTACGCTAAGCAACTTACCAGGCGGCTTCAAGACCCGTGGTCTACGTATCAAGGGCGACGACACTCCTATCGCTCCAGCTGAGTTCCGTGATGTAGATGTACCGTCAGGCGCTATCCGTGACAACATCATGCCGTTGCCATACAAAGAGCCATCACAAGTACTAGCTGGCTTAATGGACAAAATTATTATAGACGCTAAGGCGTTCGCTAATGCTGCAGATATGCAAGTATCAGACATGTCAGCAAACAGCCCCGTAGGTACCACACTGGCTATATTAGAGCGTACATTGAAGGTAATGTCAGCGGTACAAGCGCGTGTTCACTATGCGATGAAGCAAGAGTTCAAGCTAATCGCTGGAATCATCCGTGACTATACGCCAGAAGAGTATAGCTATGAACCAGTAGAAGGCAGCCCACGCGCTAAACAGTCTGATTACGACTGCTGTGAAGTTATCCCAGTATCTGACCCTAACGCAGCAACAATGTCTCAAAAGGTTGTGCAATACCAAGCTGTTATGCAGATGGCACAGGGCAACCCAGGCATATACGATATGGTTGAGTTGAATAAACAGATGCTAGAGATATTGGGTGTTAAGAACATCGGTAAGCTAATTCCAGCTGCAGATGACGAGAACCCCAAAGACCCTGTATCAGAGAACATGAACTTGATGAACGGTAAACCTGCAAAAGCGTTTACATACCAAGATCACGAAGCTCACATACAAGTACATATGGCTGCAATGCAGGACCCCAAAATAGCGGCGTTGATTGGTCAAAGTCCTCAGGCACAAGCTGTTCAAGCAGCCTTTACAGCTCATATTACTGAACATATCGCGTTTGCATACCGTAAACAGCTTGAAGACCAATTAGGTACATCATTACCGCCTATGGATGAGAAGCTAGATGAAAACGTAGAAGTTCAGTTATCTCGTTTAGTGGCTCAAGCGGCTCAACAGTTATTGCAGAAAAATCAATCAGAAGCGCAACAGCAACAGGCGCAGCAACAAGCTCAAGATCCGATGGTTCAAATGCAGCAACAAGAGCTACAACTTAAAGCACAAGAGATACAAATCAAAGCTCAAAAAACACAAGCAGATATTGAAGTGGATAAAGCTAAAATTCAAGTCGATATCATGCGTATTCAGTCTGAAGAGCGTAAAGCCGGTGCACAAATCGGCGTTAAATCTGCTTCTGAAAAAGCTAAGATGGATCAAGAATCCGCTAAGTTTCAACAGCAACAACAGGCTGAAGGTGTTCGAATTGGTATAGATATGGCTAAAAATCAACAAGCTAATCAAGCTAAACAACCTAAAGAGGAATAAAAATGAACGAATCGCTAGAGTATTTGATGTCACAAATCGAAGAACGGCGCAAATCAATTATCGAATCCCTTGGCGACGGTTCCGCTAAGGATTTCGGTGCCTATCAACAAGCTGTCGGTATGGTTCGAGGTCTACTTACCGCGCAGTCTTTAATTGCAGACCTCGCAAAAAACATGGAGAACTTTGATGACTAACGTCAACCTAGGTCAAGCAATTGACCTATCGGAAATGGTAGCAGATGCAAGAGAGTTTGGTGATGCCGAAAAAGCCTCACAACTACCAGAACCAAAAGGCTATCGAATCTTATGTGCAGTACCCGACGCCAGCGACACCTACGAGAGTGGACTTGCTAAAGCATCTGATACTAAACGTATTGAAGAGAATGGCACCGTAGTATTGTTTGTCCTTAAAATGGGCGATCTATGCTACAAAGAAGAAGCGAAGTTTCCTACAGGTGCATGGTGTAAAGAGGGCGATTTTGTCCTTACCCGAGCATATGCAGGCACTCGTTTTAAAATTCACGGAAGAGAATTCCGCATAATCAACGATGATACTGTCGAGGGTGTAGTAGCAGACCCACGTGGTTATAGTCGCGCATAGGAGATAAGTATGGCTAAAGCAGAGTTTGACGAAGAATTTGAATTTCCTGATGAAAAGGAAGTTTCCCCAGTAGATACTAAAGAAGAAGTTAGTATTACACTTGAAGACGATGATACAGAAGTAGAAATTGATATCATTGATGACACACCCCCGCAAGACCGAGATCGTAAGCCGCTTCCAAAAGAAATAGTAGAAGAGTTAGAGAAAGATGATTTAACTGACTACTCAGATCGTGTAAAAGAACGGATGGCGCAGTTACGTAAGGTATATCATGATGAGCGTCGAGATAAAGAAGCCGCTGCACGTGAGCGCGAAGAAGCTATTCGCTACGCCCAATCAGTACAAGAAGAAAACAAACGATTAAAATCAAGTTTAACTTCTGGTGAACAATCACTTATACAAGCTTCTAAAACATCTGCTGAATACGAGATGAATTTAGCTAAACGAGATTATCGTGAAGCATATGATTCAGGCGACACAGATAAGATTATAGAAGCGCAACAACGTATGAATGAAGCGCAATATAAACTCACACAAGCACAAA